CAATCGCGGAAACGTCCCTCTCTTCACCTCTCACTACTCATCTATATTCTCCCTTTATCTTAGCTTTCATAACGGAGCAGGAGAGTCGTCCGACAGGGAAACCTGCCCGTAGCCGCAATGTTATCCCCCTTGGGTATCATCTTGGTACACGGTTCAAAGATATAGCGCTCAAAACTGTGAGCCCAGACCTGTTAGTGCCGCATTCTGCTCTTCTCACTCCTACTCTACTTTCCTTGGTACCGAAAGGACTGACAGTCGAAAACGCCAAGGAAGTTCTCGATAAGAGTAAAGAATCGATGGAGAAAATAGCGGATGCTTTGGAGATAGGAATGAATGCTAAACGGAATAGAGAAGATCTTGAGCCAATGGGGATACCTAAACTGAATTCTGCCCCTCTTGCAGAGTGCGTTCTAAAGACTTTTCTTACTGCATCGTATTGGGATCATATAGTCTCGGTCACCACCGCAAAGTGTCGGTACTCTTCCTGGGTTCGAGGACCGGGTTACTATACGAATCGCCAAGCATCAGTTGTTTGGACCGGGGACGAGTGGGTGTTACTCAGTCACGACGCTCTCCTGATGATCAAAGATGCAGCTATGAGTCACTGGTTGCTTCATTCATACTTTGCCCTTGTTCCGAGTAAAAGTGATCTATGCAGTATACTCAACGAATTCACGAGCTGGGGATTGCGAGTGTTGGAATTAATGGGAGAGGAAGGTTACGAAACCATCAAAGGGCTAGAAGGAATGGTCAAACTACGCCTCCTGACCTTAAGTGAAGAAATTCTAGAGATAAAGCCTCAGGTCAAAACGATGATCAGGAAATACAGGAAGAAGGCCCGAGGTCTGTATTTGACTCACAGAATGAGACGGGACGAGGGAATTGACGGTCTCTGGGACATTTGTTGCCGAATAGACAGCCCAGACCTTTTAAGCGAGTTGTTTTCTTTCCTCAAGCTCCTGGGCCACCCCTATATCGATCCCATCCGAGGGTGTGAATCCTCAAAAAGTCTCGCACAAGCGCACAGGAAGATATCTCCATCTGCGGTGAAGCAGCTTGAGTGGAGCTTCTGCCACCTGTATACTCGTGGATATCTTAGAAAGAAAGGTGAATGGCCTCCTCTCGTCTTTAATGTTCCGGAAGGGAGAAAATGCAAACTTAGGGATCTAGCAGAGAACCACCATCCGTCATTACCTCTCGGACTTGGTCTGTATGATGCGTCAGACTGGGAGTATACAATGTTCGAAGCTCATGTAGATTTCGACTACGGGAAAGACATCCTGTCCCTCCTTTCTGATACGGCAGTGTCCTATAAACGGTCAGAGATAGACAACTCGTGGAGAGGGAGATTACCGTTCCGTCCGGTTAGAGCCACCTCAAGCACTCGTGTTCTCGAAGAGATACTTAAGAGGCCTGATTTTAATATCAGGGATATCTGTGACAGAATCTCCAGAAGAGACATACCTTTCGATTGGAAAGTCGTCACCGTTTGTCCGAAGGAGCGAGAAATGAAACTAGAGCCGCGAACGTTCTCTATGATGGTTCCTGAAATGCGTTTCTTCTTCGTCACCACTGAGTACAATCTCGCCCACGGGATCTTTAAGAGTATACCTGAACAGACTATGACAGATTCGAAAACAGAGCTCCTCAACAAGTTTCTGAATCTGACTAAGGTGACAAACAAAGACCGGAAGTGTACAATCATGATCGAACTGGATTTCTCGAGATGGAATCTCAAGTTCGAGCGCCGAACCATGGATCCGCTCGGCAGGAGATTCGACCAGATATTTGGGACAGACAGGTTATATGACGTAGTTCACGAATTCTATGAGCAGTGTATGGTCGTCTTACGGCACTCGTCGTTCACCCCAAAGTTGAC